AGAAGTCCCAGTAACTGATAGACTCTGGTACAAGAATTTTATCTATACGTTGCTGGTCTGTCTTTAAGCTTTGGTGATAGTTCATATCTACCATCACATCTAGAATAGCTTGATCAAAGTCTTTTATTTCAGTTCTTAAATCACCGTTCTGAGCTATCTCTACATGATGTGCATACACTCTATCTATAACAACTTTTACTGAATCACCTGGAAGCTTAGCCGGGCTGATTACAAACATATCGTTAAACTTATCCTCTTCTAAAAGAAGGGCATGTATAATCTTACCTTGTACTAAGTGAGCATCAGTACGCTCTTCTTTCATTCCTAGTACATATAGCTGATAGAATACAGCTGGATTCCACATTAGCTTGTTAAGGCTACTATAACTAAAATAAAACTTCTTAGCGTAGAAGTCTTTCTCTAACAGTTCTGCAGATTCCTGCATGATGTCTTCTAATTCCATGTGTTTTTGTTTTAATGTTATTGCCATACACCAAGCTCTATAAGCTTAGCTCTAATACGTCTTTGAGTTGTAGGATCTACACTCATAGCTTCTTCATATTCTAGAAACTTAATAAGTTCATCTAGTTGTCCTTGCATGTCTGCAACACTAGATGGACAGGTTTTAATAGGCTCCTCCATAACTTTAGTTTTCTAATTGTTTAGCTACTTCTTCTGGGAGATAGCTTAATAGATTTTTCTTTGATGAAGACTCTAATAATTCATAGATAGCTGATACATCATCCATCTCAAAGTCTTTTCTCATTTGCTCAATAACAGCTTCAATAATTGGGTCTTCCATCTCTACTTTTGTTTTTCTAGTTGTGTTTTTTTATTGTGGCAGTCTTCACAGAGCACTTGTAGATTATCTTGTTCACAGAACAGACGTTCTACAAAGCCTTCAAGGTCTGCCCCACAGTTAAGACTACCTGCACCAATTATGTGGTCCACGTTAATCTTCTTTTCAGGAAACCATTTTTTACAAGTATTACACTGGTACTCAAACTTTTGTCTCTTAAGAGGACCTGTATAGGCTCTACGAGCTTCTAGTTTACACTGCGTAATAGGTTTCCACCATCTTGATTTTTGACGTAACGTACTTCTAATAAAACTCCAGAATGCAGACTCTGTCATAGTACCTGCATTTCTAGTCTTAGGAGTAGTAGTTCGTCTAGTAACTTTCTTCTTGGCCATTTAGTATTCTTTTATTTAGTATAGGTATTAGGCGTACATATACTTCTTTAGGACCATAGTCCTTGATAGAATCTGATGGATCTTTACTCATAGGTAGCACGGCATACTCTACTTCAGGATATAGTTCTTTATATCTTTCCATAGCTTTAATACCAGGTTCATCATTGTCAAATAGTATGATGACTTTCTTGTACGTTTTGATGTATTGATCCATAATTTCTTTACGGATAATAGTGTTCTCAGAGTCAGGTGCAATGATATCCAGAGTGGGTATCTTAAGACTCTTTAGAGCCATTACATCTTTTAGAGAAGAGGTGATCACTAGATAAGGAGCTTTCTTAATCTGTTCAAAACCTTGAATATAATCCTGAACTTTAATAAACTTCTTGTCTAGAGTTTTGGGTTGATAGATTTTGTACAGTGTACCATCATCTTTAAAGTAACCGTATAAATAGTTACCTTTAATGGTTAGATCAATGGGACCATCATCACAATCCTTATGCATAGTGTAACTATCTAACGGTCTTACATTATGTTCGTTTAGTAATTTAGATCCAATATTAAACTGGGTCCAAAAATACTGATCTTGTGTGGTCCAGGACCTGAAAACAAACTGACTAACTTTATATTTAGATGCTTGTTTAAATTTCTGTACATCATATCCTCCGTTATTGTGGAGGACAAAGTCATTATAATTCTCTACTACTAAAGTACAAGCTTTATGATAGTTGAGTCCTGTAATATCTTTTACTAGATCAATTGCAGAACCTCCTTTACCAGAGCTAAAGTCTTTGTACTTATACGTATCCTTAGTAGGATCGTAGTATATACACATACTAGGTGTACGTTCTTTAGAATTAAATAAGCTTTTAATCTTTATATCATGCCCGCTAAGCTTTTCACCAAGCTTACAGAAGTGTTCAAATATCCATGATGCTGGGACATCCTTGATGTCATGCACCATATTCTTTATCTTAAACATGATCTAGAGTTAAATGAAGAAGGGGGAGCAATACCTCTCCCCCTGATCTTCTGGGCAGCTAATTACATATCAAAATCACTGTTCACTGGCTCAAAGCTAGCTACTGGCTTATTTTGTAAAGCCTTATAGTGATACTGGTTGTTTTTATCAAAGGTGTCAAGTTTAGATTCTTCTTTAGAAGCAAACTTGTACTTAGGTAAAGACAATTTAATAATAGTCTTACCGTTGTACTCTTCTTCTGTACCTTTCAAGAACCAATGTAAGTTGTGTCCTTTCAAGATGTATACAGCTTTCTCAACCCAGTCTTCAAGACTAGATGCAGAAATATTATCAATCTGATCTCTTAAGCCAAGCTCTGATGCAATAACTGCAAGCTTATACATGATCTCATTTTTAGATACGTTACTATCATTGAACTGGTCAGTCCAGATAGTTGCAGATACACGACTAGATTGTCCTGTATACTTAGGTCCGTCTGGGTTATTCTTGTCAATAGCCCAACCTTCAAAGCCCTCAGATGCTGGGCCTTCTAATACTAACTCTAAGGTTTTCTTATCACCTTTGTTAGATGTTCTAACTTGCCCACTGTGAATGTGTGCATAAACTACTCCTGCTTGTAGAGATTTAGCTGTACCTCCACCTTGTTTTACTTCTTGTCCTTTTGTACTAAACATACGTCTGTTATTTATTTATGTGAATGAAAAATTGAGTACTAGTTTTCGTAATCTATAATGCTCTGTCTAACAATAGCTAAGTCATTGGTAATCTCAAACTCGTCAAACATACCTTTTGGTGCTTTACATGTGTTTTCACCGTTATTGGCTGTTTCAAATACGTATCTGATAACACCATCTTTGTCTTTCTTAACTTTGCCAAACAAAACTATAGAAAATAATCCTTCTAACGTAAGCTTTTCGTCAACCATTTTACCAATAGTCTTAGCTTTAAACTTTTTCTTACCCTCCATGTCTGTAGATTCTTCAGCATGTGTAAGGATAAAGATCATTAAATCTTCTCTTAAGTCTTTAGGCATACGTGCAATACGTGCCAAGTTAGCACCGATTTGGGTAAACTTTTCATAACCCTTCTCGTCACTTCTGTCAAAGAACTCAAAAGAGCTCATATACTGAAAGTCATCAATAACTAAGTTCTTAATATCAGGACGCTTCTCTGAAACATACTTCATGCATGCTTCTATCTGTTGTGATGAACTAGCTGAATATAGATTACCTTTTGGATTATCTTTACTCCACTGTACATACTTCTTTCTCCACCCTTTAAAAGGTAAAGCTTTGTTAGCTACGTTAATAATGAACGTCTCTGCTGGATCTAGGTTTTCTATACTAGTAGACTTACCTGAACCAGACTCTGCAATAATTAGGATTCCCTGTGCCATATGTTATTTTGTAGATTTAATTAACTCATTCAACCATGTTTTAGAACTTACTGGCTTACCTGTTTGGATAGCATAGTAGTCTCTAATAGTCATCTCACTGTAAGGAGCATCTTCCATGGTAGCTGGTGCTTTGTAAGCTTGCATAGGCGTCTTAGGTAGAGAAGAAGGTAACTGCTCTTCTTGATCACCAAACCTAGCTGTTTTCTTAATAGCTACTGATGTAGGATTAACTACTCTTAGTTCTTCTAAAGGAACCAAGTAAGATCCTTTTTCATTAAGCTCATACTCTTCTTCAAATGCTGTGCTAAATGGTACTCTGTAAACTTTACGTTCTGCATCTGCAGGTGCAAGATCACGAGTGATTAGCTCAAAGAAAAAACCTTTTTCTTTTCTAAACTCAGAAGAGAAAATACCTACTACCATTCTACCATGCTTGTCATAGAACGGCATCTTCATGTTAAAGTCTGTACGTGGGATTTCTAAGTCATCAATTAAATCTTGATGGAAATCTCTGATAGCTTCTAGCTTAAGTTTTTTAAGCTCTTTAACATCTGTTACTTGTGGTGTGTTACTTGTCATACTGTGTGTTTTTGTTTTATAATTCTTGGCCAACATCAGCCGAAGGTCTTTGTGTATTTCTAGGTCCCCTTGGTGTCCATGTCTGCGGTTGTTGCTGAACCGTAGGTGGAGGAGGAGACTCAATCATACGTTGTCTTTTAAAATCTGTTTGTAAGAAAATGATATTATCATCTGTAGCACCGTTACGTAGCTTTAGTAAATGTAAGAATACATTTTCTTTACTAGCTTGATAATGCTCTGGTCCGTAATCTTCTATGTTTAGTGTAAACGGTCTACTGATGGCAAAGACTAAGTCTGAACCTTGCATAAGAGCGTCACCACCAAATATATCTGATGAACTTGGATAGTTAGCAATTGTACCTGGAGTTCTGCGTGATACATCCTCCATAGTACGGTTAAGCTGTGTAAGGATAATAACAATAACAGGTAGGTCACGCTTTACATCTATAAGCATATCTGCTATGTTGTAAAGAGTCTGTAACTTT